CGATCAGGAGACAGTGGAAGCAGTGGAGGCCACCTTTAAAGTTTCACCCCTTCCAATTTTTGTAGGATGATAGAGTATGTCCAATGAATGGGAAAGACCCGCAAACCCACCGCCTCCACTCTTTTTAGGGAAGAAAGAAAGAGATCTTGTTAAACAAATTAACGATGAACTTATTGAAAAGGTCATCGGACAACAGGTTCTCTATTATCCTATTGATATAGAGGTGACTGACTTTCATCCATTATATGGAGAAGCTATTAAAAAAACCTTCTTACCACCGGTAAGAATTTATGCTTTAGTAGAATTTACTGATTATACGACGACATATCTACCTAACGCGGGTATTGATAAATCTTGGGAAGTGAATATTCATTTTCATAAGCGGCGCTTAGAGCAAGATCAAAACATGTATGTTCGTGAAGGAGACTTTGTATTATATGGTGATAATTATTATGAGATTGTAAAGCTCGTTCAATCTCATCTGCTTTTCGGACAAGTGGAGCATTACTTTGAAATTGCTGCACGATGTAGACGAGCAAGAGAGGGACTTTTCGATGCCAATTAGTAACTTTGATTTTGCTCTGTTGCCAATTGGAGCGGATCCCAAAACTCTTGAAGAGATTGGTATGCTTCAATCGACTATTGAAACTATTGATATGTCGATAGTCTCGTGGTTGAAAGAAGATTTAGAATTATCCGCAACGACGAATAGAGGATTTACTGCTGTGCCTATACTCTGGCAAGCTCCCGAGAGATCTTTCCAGATTAAAGATGATCGAGCATTACGAGATGATAATGGCGCTCTTAAGCTTCCCATTGTGAGTATTGAAAGAACTAACATCGTTAAAGATCCTAATCGTAAAGGCGGCTTTCAAGCAAATTATTATTCTAAAAATAAAAATGGAAGAACAGGGAGAATGGTAATTGCTAAACGTATTGTAGAAGACAAAACAAGAAATTTTGCTGTTTCCAATAATGTGCGTAATCCTGCCACATCAGGAACTCCTCAAAAGTTTTATCCGAGAAAAAATCATAAGATTGTTATCCAATCATTATCTATTCCAATTCCCGTGTATATCAATGTGGAATATAAAATTGTTATTAAAAGCGAATATCAACAACAAATGAATGAACTGGTAAGTCCTTTTATAGCACGAACAGGTCAAATCAACTCCTTTGTGATGAAACGCAATGGACACATGTACGAAGCCTTTATTGATCAAGGATTCACACAAGGGAATAACGTAAGTGATCTCGGGGAAGAAATGCGTATGTTTCAAACTGATATCACGATTAGAGTATTAGGGTATTTGATTGGAGAGGGGAAGAACGATGATCGGCCTATTGTGAGAATAGACGAGAACACCGTAGAATTTCAATTTCCAGCAGAACATACGGTGCCTCTTTCTTTTGAGCACGACGTTTGGGGATCATTTTACTATTTATTTAATGATTGCACTATCATTTAATCGCATTTTTTCATAAGGAACCGAGCAATGTCAGTTAAAAATTTTAAATTTGTATCTCCTGGGGTGTTTATTAATGAGATAGACAACTCTTTTATCCCCAAATCTGCCGAGGCTATTGGTCCTGTGGTGATTGGGCGAGCTTCCCGGGGCCTTGCGATGCAACCTGTCAAGGTTCAATCTTATTCGGATTTTATAAATATGTTTGGCGATACGGTACCCGGCGCCCTCGGAGGCGATGTTTATAGGGATGGAAACTTAATTTCCCCGATGTATGGTACTTACGCTGCCAAAGGATTTTTGAACGCAAACGTAGCGCCTCTCACTTATATTCGACTTCTCGGTCAACAAGACACTAATAATGATGGTACCACCGCTGCTAAAGCCGGATGGTCCACTACTAATACCGCCAACCCCACTGCTTCTTCTAACGGAGGAGCTTACGGACTCTGGCTCTTTTCCTCTGCATCGGGTGCTAATTTAGGAACTGGTAGCCTAGGAGCTATTTGGTACCTTAATAGTGGCACTAAGATTGAACTTTCCGGCACACTATATGGAGGAGGGAGTACAGGAACTGCGGCCGGTCGCGGTTTGGGTGCAGATGGTCTTACCACTGTCATGCAGACAGGCAGCATTGTAGCGATGCCGGATGGGAATGGACTCTTTACTGTTGTAATTGCCGGTACCAATACGGAGAAAGTGACCTTTGGATTAGACGATACATCGGATAATTGGATTGGTAAAAACTTTAATACTAACCCTCAGTTGGTATCCACAGCCGGTACATTTTACCCTACCTCATCTTTTAAAGATTATTGGCTCGGTGAGACTTTCGCTCAAACACTTCAGGATAACAGTTTAACTACAGGCAAAAACTTGCGAGCAACTATTTTCGCTATTCAGAATGTTACCGCAGTAGGTCCATCCCAGATGCTTGGACAGCCATCGCGGGAAGCGCGATCCGGCTGGTTTATTGGTCAGGACCTTGGAACATATTCTTCTTACGTCCCCTTTAACCAGCAAAAGCTTTTCCGTCTAATTGGCCGAGGACATGGCGAATGGTTGGAGAAAAATATTAAGGTGTCCATTGAGAAGATTAACGCTTCCACTACTACCACTACTGAATATGGTAGTTTCTCGGTTGTTCTCCGGATGCTGCGAGACACCGATAGTAATGTCGTCGTAATGGAGCGTTTTGATAATCTTAACCTTGATCCTACATCCCCCAACTACATTGGACGAAAGATTGGAGATAAGTATACCAAGTGGGATGAAAATTCACGCACACTTAAGACATATGGTGAATATGATAACCAATCTAAATTTGTATATGCAGTAGTAGATTCTGATGTGGATGCTGCTGCCACTGATCCCACCTTAATTCCTTTCGGTTATTTTGCTCCCCCCCGTTTTAAGACAGTAACAGATCTTTGGGGGAATGGTTTGCAAGGTGATACCGCCGCAGGATCATTTATTACCGGTGGAGTATATATCCCCGGAGGCGGTGGGGCACATGCACAAGGAGCCGTGTGGCTTTCTGGGTCTATTTCATTGGGACTTGGAGCGGGCTCACCAATGAGCGGCACCATACAATTTCCAACCCCTCGTCTACGCCTCTCAGCTTCTGATGGTGGCTTGAGTGACCCCACCCGAGCTTACTTCGGATTCCAGACGACTAGAACAGCTACCAGCACTCGCTCCGATCCCGGGATGGGCGCTTATAGTAGATTACTTTATGCTAACTTTGGAGGGGGTGGCGGCGACGGTGGCGCTACAGGTGTCGATGATTATGCTACAGTATTTTCTCTAGACAATGTCGCATCATCAAGTGCAAATGCCTATTTCTATCAATCAGGAAGCCGCGCAGCCGGCACAAGTATCAGCGCACGAGCCACATTTAGTTATACCACGCTCATTGATGCGGGATACGATAGATTTACTGCTCCGCTTTTCGGCGCCTTCGATGGTTTTGATATCAAGGTTCCCGATCCCGTATATAACAAGGGGATGACGGATGGAACTTCTACAAACCTTAATAGTTCCATCTTTTATACTTGGAAGAGAGCGATTGATACGGTCGCAGATCCAGAAGCACTTAACATGAATTTGTTAGCTGCCCCGGGATTAACCCTTCCTGGTCTCACAACCCATATGATTAATGTATGTGAAGAGCGAGCCGATGCAATGACAATCATTGATTTGCCTGATGTATATGTTCCTCCTGCTGAATCTTATTATTCTACAAAACCTGAACGCTTGCAAGCTACACCGACACAGGCTGTATCATCTCTGCGAGATAGAATTCTTGACTCCAGTTATGGAGCGACATTCTATCCTTGGGTTCAAACTCGCGATGAAAACACCGGCCGGATGTTGTGGGTTCCTCCCTCTGTGGCAATGATGGGTGTCTTGGCTTCCTCTGAGAAACGAACAGCCGTATGGTTTGCGCCAGCCGGATTCAATAGAGGTGGTCTTTCGGAAGGCGCTGCTGGAATCCCAATTACGGGTGTCACCCAGAGGCTCACGTCGAAAGAGCGCGACTTGCTTTACGAGGCAGATATTAACCCCATTGCTTCTTTCCCCTCTACGGGAATAGTAGTCTTTGGACAGAAGACACTTCAACAACGCCAAAGCGCCCTTGATAGGATTAATGTAAGAAGGCTCGTTATTTACTTGAAGAAGCAAATTTCAGTCTTGGCCACGAGGGTTCTCTTTGAACAAAACGTTCAAGCCACATGGAACCGTTTCAAGGGTCTTATTGAACCATTGCTCTCCAATGTGAAGACTCAGTTTGGTATTACGGATTATAAGTTGATTCTTGATGAATCAACGACAACCCCCGACTTAATCGATCAGAACATCATGTATGCGAAGATTATGATTAAGCCAGCCCGCGCCATTGAATATATTGCGATTGATTTCGTCATTACATCTACTGGCGCTTCCTTCGATGACTAAAAGAGTGGGAGCTTTTTCTTCCACACACTATTTAATTTAGAAAGCTACAAGAGGAGTTCTTAAATATGCCATTCTGGTCAACAAATTTTGGAGAAGATGCTACCCTTAAAGATCCCAAGAGAAACTTTAGATTTCTGGTTCAATTTAATGGAATCGAAGCTGATGGAGGAAGCTTATGGTATGCTAAAACTACGGGCAAGCCTTCATTCTCCATTACTTCCGCAGAACACAAGTATCTTAATTATACCTTTTATTATCCAGGGAATGTGAGTTGGCAAGAATTGACAATGACCCTAGTAGATCCTGTGAGCCCAGATGTTACAGCTACATTATCGGATATTCTTGTTCAATCCGGTTATGCTCCTCCTACAAATGCTACTACGTTGGGCACCATTTCTAAAGCAAAAGCAGCTTCAGCATTGGGAACCGTGGTTATTACCCAACTAGATGCCGATGGAAATCCGTTGGAGACTTGGACTCTTTGGAATGCTTATATTCAAGATATGAAATTCTCTGACCTTTCTTATGGAGATGAGAATCTTACTGAAACGACCTTGACATTAAAATATGACTGGGCGCGCGTGGAGACTGCAAATCCATCATCCGCCGTTAATGGCACTCAAGGTACTGAGTTCTTTAGTGGCTAATAAATTAGACGAGGTGTTAATTGTCAAGAAATAAAGATCGGGTAGGAAGCGGACCTAAAGCAGATGGCCCTCCCCCCCAAGCACTACAAGCAGGCGGCAATGCGTTTTCGTTTGTAGTCCCCACAGAATTTGTGGATTTACCTTCACAGGGTAATTTTTACTCTCCAGATCATCCGCTCCATGGAAAGGATTGTGTGGAGATTAAACAAATGACTGCCAAAGAAGAAGATATTCTTACATCTAGAACTCTTCTTAAGAAAGGTATAGCACTAGAACGTGTTATCGCGAGTTTAATTGTAGATAAGAATATTGATCCTGATTCCTTATTAATAGGAGACAAAAACGCTATTATTATTGCTACACGAGTTGCGGGATATGGTGCGGATTATACCACTAGTGTTAATTGTCCTGAATGTGGTGTCGCTCAAAGCTATTGTTTTAATTTAAATACGGCCAAAATAGTATATGGAGGAGACTTAGAAACTTATGAAGTTATTCATAATGAAGATGGAACCTTTAATATTACACTGCCGAATACTGGCTTAGTTATTACCTTTAAAATGCTTACAAGTAAAGACGAAAAGAGCCTCCTTCAGGGTGTTACGACAGATCGTAAAAAGAAAAATACGGAAAGAAATGTTACACGGCAACTATCTCAGATTATTGTTGCAGTTAATGAGAGTAGTGAACCTCAAGTAGTTAATTACGTAGTTGAAAATCTTCCCGCTTTAGATGCGCGGCATTTAAGATTAGCTTATCGCGATGTGGCTCCTAATGTAGATCTGACTCAAATATTTGAATGCTCGGAGTGCGATTATGCTCAGGAAATGGAGGTGCCGCTTTCAGCGGACTTTTTTTGGCCTGACCGATGACTATATGGAGCATATATATGAGCAGTTTTTCTTTTTAAAATATTCCGGTGGATGGTCTTTTTTAGAAGCTTATAACTTGCCAATTGGATTGAGAAAGTGGTTTGTTGAACGTCTTGTTAAGCAGCTTGAAACAGAGCAGCAAGCATATAAAGCAGCTTCTCGTGGACAATCACCGACCACTCAAACTTTAGGCGCACATAACCAGCCGCCAATACCGGATCAATTTGCACGCAAGAAATGACGGGGCTTTAGAGCCCTGTCTTTTTTTTACAGAAACTAATTAACTGTAGAATAATAAGAGGACTTTTTTATGGCCAATGGCGACAACTCAGAAACTAATAAACTCTTAAGAGAAATCCGTGATGCGATCAGAACGGGATATAAGGAAGGCCCCGCCGGCGCCGCCTCCCCGGCCGCCCCGGCAGCCCCCGCCGCTCCCAAGACCAAGGAGGACTGGAATCGGGAACTCAAGGACACCCTCGCCGCCGCCGAAGCCGCGCGCGACATGGTGCGCTCCTTGGAACAGCAAAACAAAAGCCAGAAAGAGATAAATGAACAAAAATTCATAGCATGGGAACAGGACAAAAAGCACCTTGAAGCGCTGAAAGAATTAGAACAGGTGAGCGACGAAGTGTTTGATCGTGCCACCGCGCGTCACGACGCCACGGAAGAAGAATTAAAAGAGCATATAGCGCTTAAAAAAGCGGCAGCCAAACAAGAGGCCGCAGCGGAAGAGGTC